GGCGGAGGAGGTGGGCCGTCCCGAGAGTATCTCGATGACCCGAAGACGTGGGAAGGTTTATGCGATGAGTCCCTTGCAGGGGGAGGGGGTGAAAGCGTCTCTAGCGCGAGTAGCCCTCATTCCGAGCCTGCCCCCACCCACCCGCCAGAACTGGAGAGCGAGGCGCGGGTCAAGGGCTCGCCGCCCATGAGCCGGGCGCAAATAAGAAAGGCATTGAAAGTAGCGGTGCAGTACGGGGGCATTGATGGTGACCATCACAAGGCGTGGGTGATTGACCAGATGGTGCGTGCGCTCACAGGTAAAGACTATAAGAAATTCGTTGTTGCAGCCAAAGCCGGTCAAGACGGTCCTGATACCTACGACTGGGACGAAGGGATTGCGCCATGAGCGATCTGGAGACGATGCTGCGGGAGTGGCGAGCGGCCTACGCACTGGACGGCGGCAGCAATATGAAGAAGGCCATCGAAGCGCTGGAGCCAGTAGTCAAGGTGAAACAGGCTTTGGCAAAGGGGTGAAGGCTACGAATGTTCATACACAGGTCACATAGACGAGGCAACATAGGTTGCATCGGCGAACTATTCGCAGTGATAGTTGGGATTTCGATCGTGGGACTGTTTTTCTGGTTGGTGAATAGATGACGCAGCCCACGGGAAACGCGGTTCCTCAGTGTTTAGCAAGGACGAACATCGCGCATGAAACGAAGTATTGCGTGCTTAAAAAGGGGCACACAGGAAAGCATCAGACCTGGGAAGGAAAGAAGTTTTAGAGGGGTGAAGGCTCGTGAGTGAACCTAAATCTTGTGAATGGATTGACCGGGAGCCTATCTACATTAAAAGCATCGCAGGCATGGCGATCGATCGGTCGGAATGGGAAGGCGATAAGGGCGCATTCTTTCGTTACCGGGAAACGCCGTGTCGGTTGGCGGCAGATTCCGGTCATAAGTTTTGCCCAAAGCATGAATTGCAGCATTTAGTTGAACGCAAGCCGGAAGCAAGAGCGTGACGGGCTGGGCGCAGGCTGTTCTACAAGTACTGTCCGGGGTTTAGTGAGATGGCATTTCGCAGCAAATGGGCCGAGTGGAAGTTAACTTGAGAGGAGAAACAATGAAGTACATAGGCAATCCAGTGGAAGTGAACGGGGAAATCATCATCGACGTTGGGCCGATTCTCAGCGACGGCTCCGTAGATGTGACTTTGCAGGGCGGCGCGAAGTTTCACGCTGATAGCGGAATGATTGCCCGCTACATCCCAAAGGAAGGCGATTACGTCGTAACGCAAGCGGACGGCTACATGTATCTCAATCCGAAGGAAGTCTTCGAAAGGAAGTATCGGGCGGCATGATTGCTCTGCCTCTACAGCTTGGCCGCAGGCGCATCTTGATTCTCGTCATGGAAAAAGAGAACTTGGTGCGCTTGCAGAACGCTGACCCGATAGACCTGAAGACCGATGATTACTTTGTGCCACAGCACAATGCGGCGGGGATCGAATTGCTGATTTGTTACGAAGCCGATAAGCAAAAGATTGTGGACCTGAGCAAGTCAGGCGGCATCGCGGAAGTCGTGAAATATCTTGAGCGCGGTCGAACGGTTTACGACGGTGAGGTTGTAGCACCGAAGAAACTTTAGCCCTGCGGTATGCCGAAAGCCGATGAGTTGAGCGGTCGTTGTGCAAAAAGCTGGGCGCAGGGATAGGAGGAGGGGAACGTGGACCAAACGAGTACATCAATCAACGCTCCGTTGCCGACGATTCAGCTACCTGGCACGATTCAACTTCAGCGTATTGGTCTTGTGATTGCGAAGTGGAAAGCTGAACGGGATACGAAATGTGCCGCGTGCAGGCAGGGGTTGGCTCTGGGCAGGCACGGCTGCCACTATGACGGCGACGAAGGCGACGAGAGCTATTCGGTTGGCAACTGTAAGGCATGGCCGTTGAGCAGGCGTATCCAGCAATTAGAAGAAGCGATGCGCCCCTGACTCCCCTACACGCTGGTTAGAGCAGAGGTGGGCGGAAAGAATGCTGACAAGATCCCAAACACTGGCAAGCCGCATGGTGTTCTTCCTGCTGGGTATTCTGATTGGCGTAACTTTCGGTCTTTGGTTCCTTTCAGGAATCAGCTTTCAGAGGTAGAATCAAACCGTGAAACGCACAGCGCAAATCATCGAGGAGCATAATTCTCTCAAGGAAGAGAAAATCAAGCGGGGGAGAACGAAGGGCGCCAAGGATAAAAAAAAGCGAAAAGTCCATGAGCGATCCATCGCCAATCTCAAGCCGTATCCAAAGGGAGTCTCGGGCAATCCTGGAGGACAGCCTGGCACGGATATTGCTCAACGAATCGCTCAGCGCATTTTCGAGGGAAACGAAGAAGCCATTTATCGCGGGATGGCCAAGCAGCTCCTCGGTGGCAAGGCGTATGATTTTGATGTGCTTGCCACGCGCGCTTACGGAAAGAAAACGACTGTCGAGCACACGGGAGAAGGCGGAGGGCCGATCGAGGTCAGGGTTAAACTGGTGAGGCCAAAGAAGCCATGAGCACGCCGACTCTCGAACCGCGCATCCTTGAGCCAGAGTTTCCCGAGAAGCTAGGCTTTCTGTTTGAGCCCTATCGCTACAAGGTAGCTTGGGGCGGCCGCGGTGGTTCGAAGTCGTGGGGATTTGCCAGAGCGCTGCTTTTGCTGGGACTAGAGAAGCCGCTTCGCATTCTCTGTGCCCGCGAAACGCAGAAATCCATCGAGGAATCGGTACACAAGCTGCTGAGCGACCAGATTATCGCCCTTGGGCTGGGAGGCGAGTACGAAGTCACCAAGACCAGCATTCATGGGAGAAACGGAACACAGTTCATCTTCGCCGGCATTCGGCAAGCGACCGCTAGCAATCTGAAGTCTTATGAGGGATGCGATATAGCCTGGGTTGAAGAGGCTCAGGCGCTCACCAAGCGATCATGGAACATCCTCATTCCGACCATTCGCAAAGAGAGTTCAGAAATATGGGCCAGTTTTAACCCTGAATTAGAAAGCGACGACACCTATCAGCGTTTTGTGGTGAGCCCACCGGAGAGCGCCAAAGTGGTTCGCATTGGATGGGAAGACAATCCGTGGTTGCCCGATGTTCTTCTGCAAGAAATCCGGGATCTCCGCAAGCGCAGCGAGGACGATTATCAGCACATCTACGGAGGTCACTGCAAGCAGGTTGTGGAAGGAGCGATCTACCGCGAGGAGTTAATCGCCGCCGATAAGGAAGAACGCATTACCCGCGTGCCCTATGATTCAGGCTCGCCAGTCCACACGTTTTGGGACTTGGGCTTTGGCGATAACACGAGTATTTGGTTCGCGCAGACAGTTGGCTTCGAGTTCCGCGTGATCGATCATGAGAGCGACTCGCTGAAGGGCCTGCAGCATTACATCAAGCTTCTACAGGAAAAGCCTTACGCCTATGGTACGCACTGGTTGCCGCACGATGGCGCCGCGCACGAATTAGGCACTGGCCGCAGCATTGAAGAATTGCTCAGGAAAGTCTTCGCTTCGGTGAAGTGCGCTAGGAAGCTCAGCATCGAAGACGGGATAGCGGCGGCGCGAGCGATCTTTGGCCGGTGCTGGTTTGACAGGGAGAAATGTGCCGACGGCTTGCAGTCTTTGCGACATTATCGCTACGAACAGGACGAAAAGCGTGGTACATTCAAACGCGAGCCGCTCCACGACAGAGCGTCACACGACGCAGATGCTTTTAGGACGTTGGGAGTGGCGATCAAAGAATTCAGGCCGCAGGCGCAAGGGCGGCCATCACGACCCGCTACGCCGTGGAGCTGAACGATGCGAAAGGTTTGCGTCGAATGCAAAGTTCGTCCTGCTAAAGCGCATCCCGGAGGGAAGAGCAAGCATTCAGATCATCGCGTGAAACAACTCCGAGGCCATGATTTGTGCCGTCAATGTTTCAGGTCGATACGCGACCGGATAAGGAATCTTGAATGAGAGCCCTGAAAGGTTTCAAAGCAGCACTCGCAGGCATCACTCTCCCATCAGCCAAACGCGATTCCAAGAAGCGAACCACGAAATACACCAAGCAAGGGCCTCGGCTGAACGCGAGCAAGGGCGGGAAGCTGAGGAAGAAATAACAGATGGAGCGCCCGATGACGGCAACGAATCCAAGGCGATATCTGCATCCTTTCGTTTGTCGGCGCTCAGATGCGCTCTGCAATGGTATGAACTTTATGCCAGACGTGTCTGAGATTCTCTCCGCTGGAAGAACCGACGTGGCGAGCGGCGGCGGCGGACGCGGCAATCATGCTGCCAGTGAGGTAGCTAGTCACTGCTTACCTAAGCCAGTCCCCTCGACGGCTGGCCCAGAAGAGCACGGCGGAACGGAACGCTCGCAAATTACCTTGAACATCGTAGATTGGAAGTTCCTGCCAGCCCCGCTGACAATGGTCATGTGCTCACGCCGTCGCCAGTTCATCAAAACGAATTGGGCAAGCCGCAAGGGCTTTACGATGCTGGTGAAGTTTGAGGAAGAAAAACAACCTCAAACGGTGAGCGCGAAGTATGCTGCCGGAATAAGAAGCGCGAACATGAAGTTTGAGGAGAAACAAAAGTGATCGAGCCACGCAACGACCGCGTGCTGATTCAGCCTGACGAACCAACAATTCGTGGCGGCGGGGTGTTCTCAAAGACACAAATAATCATGCCCGACAACGCCAGAGAGGCCGCGCGCACCGGCATCGTGGTAGCCGTAGGCGCGAAAGTTCTTGACGTGAAGTGCGGTGACAGGGTACTTTTTCCACGATATGCAGGTCTTGAGTTCAAGCGAGCGGAAGACCGCGCTGAGTGGGAAGGCTTGAGGCTGATGCGCGAGGAAGAATTGCAAGCGAGGGTGAATCAATGAAATCCGATGTGATGGCCGCGACACCCAAAGCGCGCAAGATGCCCAAGAAGATCGATCACATCGAAATCCACGAAGCAGACAACGGCGGCCACATCTTGCGTCACATCCACACGAACTACGATCACCCGCCCGAGGAGCATGTTTTCAGTCCCGACCAGGGCCATGCGCTCGTTCAGCACCTCATGAAACACTCGAACATCGCGCTCGATACCGAAGCGGCTGCGGGAACAGAAGAGAACGTGGACGCGAAGGAAAAGGCGCAGCTATGAGCCACTGGTGGAACAGGGACAGGACCGGCGATAAAGATCACGTTGCCAGCAAGGGAAATCCCAATGCCGACCGAGCACTTCAAAAGCAAGGAAGCTTACCGGAAAAACTTAGCTTACAGACACATACATCAGATACCGTTCACAGCGGAGAAGGTAGTGGTGGGCGGGAAGTCGCACAAGGTAAAACACTCGACGAGTCCCTCGCGGAAGAGGATCGACACGAAGCAGCGCCAAAAGGCAGCCCGGCGCCGCTCAAGTGGTGACACGCACGCTTTCGTAAACGGAGTGCCAGCATGATACCCATTCGTCCAGGTTTCTCAGGCGGCCAGCCCATAGGCGGTCCTGTGCGCTTCGGCGGCCAAGTCGGTCCCATGGGAGGCGGTGGAATGCGCCCTCAGATGCCCGGGCAACGACCGATCGCCAGCATGAAAAAGGGTGGCAAAGTTAAGAAAACAGGCCTCTACAAACTTCACAAGGGTGAAACCGTCAAGAAAGCGAAAGCCAAGGGCAAGAAGTCGGACACCAGTGCTTTCGTGGCTGGAAAACGTGCCTAAAATACGAAAAGTCCACGCACTTATTCTCTCATTAGTCCTCCTCGCTAGCCTTGCGTCAATCGTCCTGAAACACACCGGAGCGCAGGGCCAAGGCAATGCTACAAACTTCGTCTACACGGGCACCGGCTCACCTGTCGGCAGTTGTACCACGGGTATTTCCTACGTTGATGCGGCCACAGGCTTTCTCTGGACATGTCGCAGCGGTTCCTGGCAGCTTCCCACAAAAGCGATTCTAGCCAGCGCGTACACCAACGCCACAACCGGGATGACGAACATTGCCGGACTGTCGATTCCGGTGGGTGCGAATCAGAATTACGGCGTCATTTGTTACTTGGTGTATCAGGTTTCCAGTTCCTCGACTGTCGCGCAGTTCACAATTACCGGGCCAGCGGCGCCAACGTCCATCGTCTACAGCGCGCAGTTTCAAACGCAGTCGGCGACGCCAACGTACACCGAAGGACAGGCTTCTACGGCTTTCGGCACCGTCCAGGGCGCAAGCAACATCACGGCTGCGACAAATTTTTCGCTCTTAATGCACATTGGCCTCGTGAATGGTGCGAATGCTGGTACAATGCAATTGCAGGCTGCGGCACAGGTCACCGGGAGTGTTACAGTCCAGCCAGGTTCTTGGTGCACGGTTCAATGATTGAATGTAAAGCATGGGATCATCCCAAAAAAGAGGAAGAGGTCGTCACGGCCTTCTTCGACGGCAAGAAAATAGGTCTTCTTTTAGGCGACAAACCGCAAGAACTGAAAATTCATCGCAAATTCGACTCCGAAAACATGAATGCCTCTTTGATGTGCTTGGCAATGGAAACTGTCCGTCGAAGGACTAATGCCGCCTATCGCATCAGTCAAGAGCGGCGCATCGCGCGCGGACTGAATTTTGCGGAGAAAATGATTCAGCGAGCAAGAACTGCTTTGGCGCTCCGAGACATGAAATGAAAATCCTTCATGCCTAATCCCACCTACCGCGACGGTGAAGGAAAAACATTCCTACAGCGAGCGCGCGACCGTTTCAAATATTGCTACGATTCATGGCGAGAAATAAAAGAAGAACACGACAAAGACATGCGTTTCCTTGCCGGCGACTCCTGGGACCCAGCCGAGAAATCCCGCCGCAAGAATCTCAACATGCCGATGGTGCATTTTGATGAGCTGACGCAGTACATCAATCAGCTTGTCAACGATGTGCGCCAGAATAAGCGCGCGGTGAATGTCCTTCCAAAAGGCAATGGCGCGAGTAATCAGACAGCGGCCTTGCGCGCCGACTGGGTGCGAGCTGTCGAATACATCTCTCAAGCGCAAACAGCCTATACGACAGCGTTTCAAAGCGCTGCTGGTTCAAGCTACGGCTTCTTTAAGCTCGAAACCTTTTACGAAAGCGAAAAGTCCTGGGACATGGGCGTGCGTATCTGCGAGATCGTGAACGCCAACACGATTGTGTATGACCCGGATTGCAAGAAATACGACTGCTCGGACGCAGAAGACTGCTGGGAACTGGATTTTATGTCTCACGATGCGTTCAGGCGCAAATATCCCGATGCTGAGGTGACGTCCTTTGCCGATGATGATGTGCAGCAAGCGGCGCCGGAATGGGTAAAGCCTAAACAGGTTCAAGTTGCGTCCTGGTGGAAGGTGGAACTCGATAAGGTGAAGTTGCATCTCGTGCAACTGTCCGACAGCTCCACGAAAGTCATGCGCTCGGATGAGCTGCCAAAGGACTTGCCAAAGGAAAAGCTGCTCAAGTCGCGCGATTTCGAAGATCGCCGCATCGTCCAATACGTCCTGAACGGCGTCGAAGTGCTTGAAACAAACGACCCGAAAAAGGGCAAGGGCTGGCCTGGGCAGTGGATACCGATTATCCCTGTCTGGGGCAAGGAAATGTTTGTGGACGAAGGTTCAGGCGCGGTCAGAAAGATTTACTCGCTGATTCGTTTGGCGCGCGATCCGCAACGCTATCTGAATTATCTAGCTTCTCAGGAACTTGCTGAAGCCAAGATGACACCGCGGAGTCCGTACATGGGGCCGCGCGGGATGTTCAGCGCGAATTGGAAGGACTGGGAGGATCTCAACGAAGATCCGAAAGCCGCAATTGAGTATGACATTCCCGAAGGCCAGCCACCCGGCACAAAGCCTGACCGCGTGCCTTTCGAGCCCAACTTCCAAGCCTACGAAATGGCGAAACAAGCCGCTAGCCGCGCCATCATGACGGCAATGGGTATCTCTCCTTTGCCCACTGATGCCCAAAAAGCCAACAACAAATCCGGCATCGCTTTGGCCAAGATTCAAGGGGAACGCGCGCAGGGAAGTTTTCATTTCATTGATAATTTCGACCGTTCGCTGGTTTATTGCGGCCGGCAGCTGGATGACATTTTCGAGAAGATTCACACGATGGCGCGCGACATTCCGCAGCGCAAAGAAGACGGAACGCAAAGCACTGCGCGGATCAATGACCCCGATAACGGCAAGAACAAGATGTTTGAGGGCGATCACGATGTGACGATTACGGTCGGGCCGTCCAATGAATCGCAGCGCGAGGCAGTAGCGGAGTTCGCCGACACGCTTGCGAATATCCAAGGCGTTTTTCCGCTGATTGGCGATTTGATCGTAAAGATGCGGAACCTCGGGCCGATTGGTGAGCAAATCGCAGAACGCCTGACGCCTCCACAGTTCGCCGGGCAAGGCGATGACGATTCCATGCCGCCGCAAGCGAAAGCCGCTATTGGTCAGCTCAAACAGCAACTCCAACAGTTGCAAACGGTCATCCAGCAACTTACGAGCGAAAAGGCCGCCAAGATGTGGGAACTCGACGGCAAGACGCAGATCGAGAAGATCAAATCGGATACCGCAATCGCCGTCGCGCAGATTCAAACCAAGGCTCAGCAGCTCAGCGAACGCTTGCAAGCCCTCGAAGACATAAAGAGCGATTTCATGCAGATGGCACACGAAAAGGGTATGTCGGCGCAAGATCATCAGCAAGCGACAGCGCAGAGCGCGCAGGAACACCAACAAGCCTTGGAACAAGGAACTCAGCAAGCGGCCCTTGCGCCTCAGCCCGATTCAGGCAATAATGCGGGCGCAGGGCAATGATGAATGAGCCCATTCGGATCACCGAAAAACACGCCACCGCCTATCCAGACGGTGCTGACTGCTGCTATTCCACCGGATATTCCCGGCCAGCAGTCTTCTTCGATGAGTATTATCCCGCTCGCGAGCATTGCGGGAATCTCGGCAATCATGCTGAATCAACTGGCGCAGACCGGCTCGCAAACGGAATATTTCATGCAGATTGACAATGAGCTTATGGCGATAACAGGTCTTGATGGCAGTGCAAGCGGAGTGCGAGTGATTCGCGGCGTGAATGGTACTCAGGCAGTCCCGCACGCCATCGGCGCAACGGTTTTGTACGGGCTGGGAACGCAATTTCAGCAGAATTGAAAGGAAAATATGGGAAACCAACTAAAGAACGCAAAGATGCCTCGGTCAGAAAAAGGGGGCGCATCGCGCGGAGCCAAAGGTCAGAACGTTGGCGCTGTCTCTGGCAAGCCGAACGATGAGTCGAGCATGGAGATTCACAAGAAGCATTTCGGGCACGTTTTGAAGACTGCTCAAGCGCTTCATGGCGGCGATCCTTATAAGCACGAAAAGTAGTTGATTGACAAGCGCGTGGCTTTCAGCGCAGAATGGCGTGCAAATGGTCAGAGACAGACTCGGCAACGAAATCCGCGAAGGTCAGTTGATTTATTCCATTTCAACCGGCCTGAAAGCTCGCGTCAAGTCTGTCGATGGTATCCATGTGAAACTCGAAATTGACTTCACGTTGATTGCCACGCCGGATAATCCCGAGAATCGCTTCGGCGATTTCATCTGCGCGGTTGACTCGGACAGTTCTCAAGCTTCGAACGGCTTGCTTGATAGAGCCGTTCCTCACAAGGGCATACAGTGACACCAGCACTCAAAATTGGATTGGTAGTTCATGGCAACAGAGGCGTCATGACCCTCGATGAAGTATCTCTACTCATCGAGGACACACGATGGCCACAGACGCCGTAGTTGTCGAATCGTCACCGACAGAAACGCTGAAGTCCCTCACGCCCGCAGAGCACAAGACCTGGCGGGCGACTGGCAATCTCCCCGAGAAGAAAGCTCCCGAAGCAAAAGACTCGACGGCAGTTGCGGATCCGTCACCCGCTGCAAAGGAAGTAGCTGCGCCTGCGGCTGAAAAGCCTGCGAGCGGAACTCCTGCGGAGCCAGCGGCCGCAGCCCCAGAGCCAAAGGCAAAGGCAATAAATAGTGCGGAAGCGCGCATCAAGGAACTTCTCGCGGAGAACAAGTGGCTGGCAACCCAGCTTGAAACTTCGCGTAAGGCTCCTGTTGCAGCGCCAGCGAAAATCGAGGAAGTCGCGAAACCTCGCCGCAACGATACCGACCCGAAGACCGGACAGCCGAAATATGCATCTGACGAAGCTTTCGAGGAAGCGCACGAAGCGTACCTGACCGCCAAGGTCACGAAGGACGTGGAGCAGCGCCACGCGAAAGCTCAGGCAGATGCAAAAGTCGCCGAGCAAAACAGGATTTTGCAGCAACGCATGGCCAACTCCGTCAAGATTGCGACGGAGAAGCATCCAGACTTTCTGGAAGCCTTGGGAGCCAAGACGGAAGAGAAAGACGGAAAGAAAAACACCGTCTTTACAAACGATGCCGTCAAGGCCATCAAGACCAACGGAGTGCTGGATGCATGGATTCTGGATTCCGACATTGGGATGGAGATTCTGTACTATCTCTCGAAAAATCCCGGTGAAGTGGAACGAATCCAGTCTCTTGGCGCATTCGCTGCCGCCCGTGAATTGACCAAGCTCGAAGACAAGCTCGCCGGCTCCTCGCCCATCGCTATCGTTCCAAAGCCTGAAAGCTCAACCGCCAAGCCAATCAAGGTTCCCCCGGAACCCGCATCCTCGGTTGGAGGACGCGCTACGGCCCCCGCAGACGGTGAAGAAGCAGCCGTCAAAGACGGGGATTTCAGGCGATTTCAGCGCGAAGCGAACGAAGCTGAATTCCGCAAAAAGAAAGCGAGTTAAGTTTTGCCGAACACTTTTGCATTCCCGCAATGGGTTTCGATGGATGCCCTGCGGCTCCTGCTCAACAAATTGGAAGTCGTTGCGTGCTTCAACACGGAATGGCAGAAAGAGTTCGAGCAGGAATTCCCCATCGGCTCCGTCACCCAAGTCAAGATTCCGCAGCGCTTCCTGATCCGCGATGGCCTTGGCTACAACCCGCAAGGCATCAACCGGCTTACCACGACCGTAAACTGCAACCAGATTATGGGCGTGGACTTCGAATGGGACGACTTCGAACAAGCTCTGAACATGGAGCGTTCAAAGGAAGAAATTCGAAAGCAATACCTCGAGCCGGCAGTAGCGCAGATGGCCCAGGAAGTCGATTCCCGCGCGGCCAACTTCGCCATGCTGAACACCAACAATTTTGTTGGCGTTCTCGGAGTTGACCCTAACACGACAACCACTTTTGCTCAGGCTCGCCAGCGTATGTTTGAGCTTGCGTGTCCTCCGGGCGGCGAGAAGTCGTTGTGCATTCCACCGCAATTCTCGACGTCGATGGTGCCGGCCCTGCAAACTCTCTTGAACCCGCAAGACGACATTTCGAAGCAGTTCAAGGAAGGTTCGCTCGGCAAACTCCACGGCTTCGATGTTTACGAGTGCATGTCGCTCTGGCGCTTCACCGCGGGAACGCAAGCAGGCGCAACGACCGTCAACACGCTCAACGTGAACAATGGCGGCAACCAAATCGGCCTGAACTCGACTGCAGGCGACACGTTCAACCCTGGCGACATCTTCTCGATCGCCAACGTTAACCAGGTCAATCCAATGACGCGCCGGACGCTTTCGACCACGGCAAAGCAGTTTGTCGTTTTGCAGCCTTACCTTGCGGTAGGCGGCGGCGCGGCGGCTGACTTCCTGATCGTTTCCCCGGCTCTCTTTGGCCCTGGCTCGCAGT